CACCAAAGGTGGAGGCATCATGGGTTCCCGTACGGGAGCCCTGGACTCTCAACAGAGTCCCTCTGCGCCTAAGCGGCGCTTGCGTCGTAAACCAAAAGCCAAATTGGGCCAAGGTTACGGCGACGCTACCAACCAGAGTTCAAAAAGCCCTGGCGGTAGTAAACCGAAGGAGATGGAGATGGCCTTTGGATCCGCGGCAATGCCCCGGATCACATGCTTTTACAAGACTACAGAAGGCTTGTCATTGCATGGCCGGCTCTCTCCTTTGTTCCACTACCCGATAGAAGTCTTGGCAAATTGCCGGAGACTGCACTATTCGGGAGAGGACCTTTGGGGCGACGGTCAGGGGCTGCTAATAGTAGTCCCCCCGGAGCGCACCCCAAATCTCTCAAATCACGAATTCTACGCCCTTTGGGCAGAAGATTTTCGTGTTGCCTGTACTAAGATACTACAGGCAGACTCAAGTCACAAGGCTGCGAAGCGATATCGCCGTAACCTTGAGGTCTTAGAGTTTATGAGAGCTACTTGGGATGCCCTTCTATCTGGATACCAGGTAGAGAGGGCGATACACTTAACTAGGTATGGAACGTATTCCCCCCTGAACAGCCGAAGGCTGCAAGGGTTGAACCGGGCCAAATCCCAGATAGTGTATCATCCATACGAGGCCGCCAAGCGGATAAAATCCGCTGCTTCAGCCTGTAGGTCTTGGTTCTTTGGAGGACCAAAACCTACAGGGCGTATCCTCGTATTCCAGGAGAAAAGGGTCGCTATGCTAGCATCTTATGTAGCAAGGTCACTTCCTCCTGCTCCAGCGTCTAACGAAGGTCTCAACGGACTGTTTGAACGTTTAACGTCCGAACCTGCTCCGGAACCTTCGTACTGGAGACCATTTGTTAAGGATTATATCCAGCGGTGGGCGCCTCTTAGACGCCCACCGGACCTATTTACAATGCCCAGTGCTAATGCAGCACTAGGATATCCTCGCCAATCTGGCGGGCATTCAGTAGGTGTCCAACATCTTGTGTTGTTGGGCTGGGCCTTAACAAGAGTGCACGGCACCAACGACCATCCGTCAATGGCGGATGACTCCACAGGGGGTTACCTAGAGTTGTTGAGTGATTCTCTTCATCCCTCGTCGCAATTGCGGCCAGGGGAAGACTTCTCTCTTCTCTTTAGGCAGTCGTGGGATGAGCTCGATAAGAGCCTCCCTGGTACCGGGCACTATCTGCAGAAATACTTGCGAAAAGGGGTATTTTATGTTCTAGATAATCTTGAACATGTACCCATTCTCCCTATTTCTGCAGAGGAGAGGGGCCTGAAGACACGATTTCCAACTTGCAGTCTTACTGCAGTTAATCTCGTGCAACAGGTCCTTCGAAGGGTCATTGACCATGTTATGATCAATGACCCGCGCTTCTCTGAGGCCCTGGGTGGGCCACCGGGTATAGATTTGCGGGGTGAGCTGGGGTCCTGGTCTTCCCAGGACTGCACAGCTGCTACCGATCTCCATCCCGAGTGGCTCACTAGGACAGTCTATGAGGAGTTGGCGGATATATATCCCCAACTTGAGCCCTATAGGAAGTACTATCACCTCCTATTTGGGCCCAAGCGTATTATGAGTGAGCAGTCCCCAGGAGGGGGGCTTATGCCAAACTCACATTACGCTCCGGAGAGACTGTTCCATCAGTACCCTCGAGCTCCTCTCTTGGACGATCGCTTTGTGCGTCGCCAAGATTTGGATATGGAGTATGGCCATGCGCCAAATATCATTAATATATTTAATGATTGGCTTGGTTACCTCCATAAGCGCGATTTTACGTTGACCACGGTGGGGCAGATGATGGGTGATCCCACATCTTTCCCCCCTCTGATGCTCG